GGAGCGGGTGAAGCGGGACCGCGTGCCGTACGACCAGTGGGCGAAGGAAGGGAAGTTGCACCTGACCCACGGCAACGTCACGGACTTCGACCAGGTGCGGGCCGACATCATGGCCCTGACCAAGAAATACAACATTCGGCAGGTGGCGATCGACCGCTGGAACGCGACCCAGTTGGCCACGCAACTGCAAGGCGATGGCGTGAATGTTCTAGGTTTTGGGCAGGGCTACGGCTCGATGAGTTCGCCTGCCAAGCGGCTGGAAGCGTTGGTGGTTGGCGGCAAGCTGCTCCACGGCGGGCATCCCGTCTTGGCGTGGCAGGCGTCGAACGTGGCGATTCAGCAGGACCACGCCGGAAACATCAAGCCCAGCAAGGCGAAGAGCAACGAACGGATCGACGGCATTGTGGCGTTGACGATGGCCCTTGGCATCCACGCGACAGCGACGGCCCCGGCACCTGAGCAGAACTGGGACATCATCTCGTTATGAGCGAAAACGCCCTTGCCGACTTCCGCATGATCGACCTGCGCGGGATCGACTGGACCGAAGTTTCGTCTAGCCGCACGCCCTCGGGCATCCGGGTGACGGCCGACAACTCGATGGCGTGCTCGGCCTACACGGCCTGCATCCGCGTCATTTCCGACGCCGTCTCTTCGCTGCCGCTGCACGTCTATGAGCGGCTGGCCAGTGGCGGCAAGCAGAAGGCGCCGAACCACCCGGTGTATCGGCTCCTGCACTCGCAGCCAAATCCGTGGCAGACGGCCCAAGAGTTCCGCGATTGGATGACGGGCATGTATCTGCACTACGGTGCCAGCTACGCCGAGATCCGCCCCGGTGCTCGAGGTGCCGTGTCCGAGCTTTGGCCCCTGCACAGCAGCCGCATGGAAGTCGAGCGGCTTGAAGACGGCAGCCTGCGGTACAAGTACCGCGAACCCAACGGGCGGGTGACCGTCTATTCGCAGGATCAGATTTTCGCGTTGCGGTTCACCACCGAGGACGGTGTCAGGCCGATCCCGACCTACAAGCTTTTCCAGAACGTGATCGGCTTGTCGCAGGCGATCGAGGCTCATGCCGCCACCTACTTCGGAAACGGTGCCAGGCCGGGGATTGTCCTTGAGTCTGACAACCCGATCCCGGCCGAGGCGGCCGAGCGGCTCCGCGAGCAGTGGGAGCGTATGCACCGTGGGCCTGATCGTGCCCACCGGACGGCTGTGCTGCCGAATGGCGTAAAGGCACACGAGCTCTCGGCGTCGAATGAGGCGGCCCAGATGCTCGAGAGCCGGGCGTTCGCCGTGTATGAGTGCTGCCGCATCTTCCATGTGCCGCCCCATTTGATCCAGCAGCTGGACCGCAGCACGTACAGCAACATCGAGGTGCAGTCCACGGAGTTCGTGCAGCACTGCCTGCTGCCGCACTTGAAGCGGTGGGAGTCGGCGATTGCCCGCGATCTGATCGTGGACGATGACATCTACTTCGCCGAGCACAGCGTCTCGGGCCTGCTGCGTGGCGACCACGCGAGCCGGTCGGCCTACTACGTCTCGGCCCTGCAAAACGGCTGGATGACGATCAACGAGATTCGGGAACTCGAAAACCTCAACCCGATCGGGCCGGATGGTGACAAGCACTTCGTGCAACTCAACATGACCACGCTCGACAAGGTGGGGCAAGAGCAACCGGCTCCCGAGCCGATGCCCGCGCCGCCGGCCGAGGAAGAGGACAGCCCAGAAGACGACGCCGAAGACCAGGCCGAAGACCAGGCCGAACAGGAGGACGTGACAGATGGAAATTGAACGCCGCGACTTCGCCTTCGAGGAAGAGAACGAACTGATCGTCGAGAGCCGGGCCGATGGCCGGGCCGCGATCATCGGCTACGCCGCCGTGTACAGCCGGCTGTCGCTGGATCTCGGTGGCTTCCGAGAAGAGATCCTGCCTGGTGCGTTTGACAAGATCCTGGGCCGCCAGCGAGGCCGGCAGGACGTGGTGGCACTGTTCAACCATGACAGCAACATCGTGCTGGGCCGCACGTCATCTGGCACGCTTGAGCTTTCGTCAGACGAAAAGGGCCTGCGGTACGTGGTGACGCCGCCCGTCAGCCGGGCCGACGTGCTCGAACTGATCCAGCGGCGTGACGTGCGCGGCTCGTCTTTCGCGTTCACGGTGGACCCGAAGAACGAATCTTTCCGCACGGGCGAGGACGGCAAGGCCGTCCGCCAGATCCGCGAGGTGAGCGGGCTGTATGACGTGGGGCCTGTACTTGTGCCCGCGTACCCCGCCACCTCTGCTTCTGTTGCGATGCGTTCCTACGAAGCGTGGCTGGCGTCGCAGTCGCAGCCCGAGCCAGAGGCTGTGGCCGCCGTTGTCGCTAAGCGTTCGCTGGTCCGTGACGCCGCTGCCGCGTGGTCCCTGAGGCTTCGCCGTGTCTGAGGCACGCTGCACCTGCGGCGAAAAGCTCCGCTGCCGTTCAAGTCGCCCATGTGGTGACGAGCGGCAGCGGTATCTGCGTTGCCCACGGTGCGGCGCACGGGCGGTGGCGTTTGTCAAAACAACACTTTCCGCAGTCCGCTTCTGCAAGACACCACGGCCGTAGTGGCACTGTGGACTCCATCGGCAATACCGCCGGCGGAGATACTCACAGTGGACAACCTCAAGAAGCTGCAGGACGAGGCCGTTGCCCTCGCCAACCGGATCGACGCCGTGCGGGCGATCGAGGGTGATGACGACAAGGTCGCCGAGCGCGATCTGGAACTCGAGACGCTGAACAAGCGGGCCGGCGAGCTCGCCAAGAAGATCGACTTCGAGAAGTCGGTTGTCGAGTCGGCGAAGAACCTTCGCAGCGTGGTTGACCGTTGTGCTCCGGCCCCCGAGGTGCGTGCCGAGGAGCCCAAGGTGCGTGTCGAGGCTGTGCCGTTTTCGGGCCGGCTCCGTGCGTTCCAGAAGGCCGAGGACGCCTACCAGGTGGGCATGTGGTTCCGGGCGAAGGGCGGCGACGCTCACGCGAAGCGGTGGTGCGAGGATCACGGCGTTGAGGCCCGTGCTCTCGGCTCGACCGGCGCGACGACCGGTGCCGCGACCGTGCCCGACATTCTGTCGAGTACCGTGATTCGTTTGGTTGACCAATTTTCGGCCTTCGCCCAGAACGCCACGAACGTGCAGATGCCGAGCGACGTGCTCGTCTTCCCGCGTCGGACGGGCGGCGTGACGGCCCAGTGGCAGGATGAGAACGTTGCGATCACCGCGAGCGATCCGACGATCAACAACGTGACTCTGACGGCCCGCAAGGTGACCGGCGCCACGATCGTCGCGAACGAGCTCCTGCAGGACTCGGTGATCAGCATCGCCGACTGGGTGGCAGCCGAACTCGGCCTCTCGCTGGCGAACGCCATCGAGGCGGCTGCGTGGAGCGGCAACCCGGCGAACGCCCCCGGCGTCGCTGGCCTTGTGACCTCCCACACCGGCGGCCTGCTCGCCTCCTCGGGCGCGACCTTCGCGGCTTCGCTCGTGACGGCGGCTGGCGATACCCCGGACGAGGTGACTCGTGCCAACCTGCTGCAGATGATCGCCACCATGCCCGCCCACAGCCGGCAGGGTGCGAAGTGGTACGTTTCGCCCTTCTTCTTCAGCGTCTGCATGCAGGCCCTGGAGTTGGGCCTGGGCGGTGCGGTCAGCATGCAGCCCGGCATGGGGCTGACGTTCCTCGGCAGCGAAGTGGTCCTGACGGACCGGCTGCCGTCCGGTGCGGACTCGACGGGCGTGATCATGGCGCTGTATGCCAACCTGGCCAACAGCTCCTTCTACGGTATCCGCCAGGGCATCGAGATCGCCTCGAGCGATCAGGTGAACTTCCTGTCGGAGCAGACCGTGATCAAGGCGTCGGCTCGCGTGGCGATCAACCACCACAACCTCGGCAGTTCGTCGGTGGCCGGCTCGGTCATCGGCCTGGTTGGTGCGTGAGCCTGACGGCTTGACACCTGTGCAACGCTAGGCGGGCCGCTCCACAACGGGGCGGCCCGCTCTTTTTTTGAGGTTGCCCATGCTGGTCAAGGTCGGTGGCACAGAGGCCGATATTCGGGTGGAAGCCATCCTGTCGATGCCAAGGCTCTCGTTTACGGCCAATCACTTCGCCTGGGCTCAGGCACTCATGCCGCTCGGGAT